CTGAGCGCCTCTCAGCAATGAAAGCCTTAGGAATTGATCTTGACGAGGTTCCCGCAATCCCCCTACGGGGGTTTAGGCTCCCCGCCGAACCAACAGTAGCATCGGAAGAGCTAGCAGCCCTTGCCCCCTTAATGCCGAACAACGTGAACATTAATGAGATTGCAAGTGATTTTGCAACCTCGCTCCGATCTAAGGGAGTGCCTGCTGGGATCGACGGCATTTGGTTCGCAACGAATGAACGTATTGTGAAAAGTATACAAAGGTATGACGTTCTCAGGCCGACACCGAGTGATGAACTCCGATTGCTTGTGCTCCAATCGGCGCATGCCTTGGCGGATAAGTACCCCGAGATGTATAAAGATGCCCATTACCTGACACCCCAGGCCGCACTTAATAAAGTGAAAGTGAAGTATTCACCGGGCCTGCCGTTTATACCACGGTTCAGAGACCGTAAGGAGCTCAAAAGATTTGGTATACTTGACGCGATCGCCAAGGAAGCAACTCGATTGTTGACTATTGGGGTCCACCCCAACACATGTGCCCATTGTTTCGTTAAGTCGGATGTTGTGTCCTTGCAGAAACTTCTTGACGGCAAGAATATACGAACTGTTGTCGCTTCTGACCTCTTGTCGAACGTTCTGCAGTATGTTTCGACAGTGGAGCCAACACGCCGACAACCCAGCCTCGACACGTTTGTAATGAATGCCGTGCCAAGAAGTGAGGGAGGGTTTCGACACTTTTATGATGTCCTCAAAGAGATGAAACATGTGATACAAGCCGATGCCAAAGAGTTCGATTCGAAGTTGGCTCCAGTCTTGACTGTTGATGGTCTCGTTGAACTGCGGTCCATAGGGTATGATGGCTCACTCATTAAGGGCATTGCCGAGTCCCAAATAAAAGCATCATATTTGGCTATGCGGTATGCAAAGCTCATCGATTTAAACACCGGTGCCGAACACATGCATACTGGTGGGCTGATGACAGGTCAAGGAAACACATCACCCGACAACCGTGACTCGTTTAGAATGATGATTATCGCTGCCTGGGCACACATAACCAAGCAATCACCTGATCGCTTCTGGGATGAGAATGTCATCGGTAATGCTGGAGACGACGATGCCATCGGGACCAACACACCCGACATCTGGCCAGCAATCATCGCATCTATTCGAGATATGTTCGGTGTTGAAGTCATCATCGAACAAGAGGGTTTTTGGGACCTTTCATTAGTTGGGTTAGGGCCAATCGAAGTGCCGG